AGCAGGGTCAAGTTCAAGAGTCTAGACGAAGCCGGCATGGCATGTGAAATGTATCGCTCACATCGGCGCCACAAGCTTGAGTCAGCAGACTATATCGAGGAGCAATGATGATTGTTGATGACTTGTTCGAAGACGATCCTACCAGTTTAGAGTTTATCAAACTGGTACAAGAAAGTGTACAACAGCAGGATGACATCCGTGTTATCCAAAACATGCTATATAAAATGCGCTCTGAGCGCGAACAGAACCAAGCCTAGGACCGTTAAGGTGCGGTGGGCGGCCCCGGCCCACAAAGCAAAAGATTCGCTACCTTGCTTGCTTTTAAACTGGGGCACTTTTCCAAACTGTGTTCAATCCACTATGAATCTTGTGACAAGTGTGTTATACTAGCTTAACAAGGAGATTTACATGGACACTCGAGTATTTTCCGGCGAACAAAAAGCCAAGCTGATTGCCATCATTAATGAGGGCATGCAGATCATGCATGATGTTGAAACCCTCAACGCAGGTCTTTCGGAAACGGTCAAGGCCATTGCTGAAGAGCTAGAAATCAAACCCAATGTACTAAAGAAGGCCATCCGTTTGGCACACAAAGCGGAATTCGGCAAAGAGAAACAGGATCACGACCTGCTAGAAACTATTCTGGAAACTGTGGGCCGAACACTGTAAATAGAGGCATATAATATGCCTATTATATCTGAATCATCTATGCGTTCTTGCATGATCGAAAGAAATTTTGATAACATTGTGGATTTTGGATTTAAAAATTTAGTAGTAGGTGGATGTAGTTTTACCTATACAATTCCGGGTCCACAGGTACCAACTACTTGGCCATATTATTTTCGAGACTTATCATCAATTCATGAAGTTTTTTCTTGTGCTTTACCTGGAGCCGGGAACTATTTTATTTCACAAAGTATAATCTGGGGATTAGAAACTAAGAAATTATCCCCGGATGAAACTTTAGTCGTAGTAATGTGGTCGGGGCATGATCGCGAAGATGAAATTTTTTCATTTGATGCAATTGATAATAATGCCAATTTTGTATATCAATTTACTGACAAAGTTTGTCATGTGTCAACTGGCGGAACGACCCGCGAAGGCGATGGTAACTCACGTTGGTTTGGATACCGAGACATTCATAAATTTAAAAGTCTTGAATCAAGAGCCGTAGAAAATGCAATTTGGAAAATTGGACTAAAGCGATATCTTGATGCACTTGGATATCAATCAATATTTGTTAATTTTTTAAACCCTGCTATTCCAAATAGAACAAACGATTTTGACATTGTTAAATTTTTGCCCGACACAATCAAAACAACATATAATTTAATCATGGATCCTGTGCAAGATCTATACAGCTTCTGTTTAAAAAACATGCTGCTCGGCGATGACGATTTTCATCCATCACCGAACGGACATCTTGCTTGGACAAGAAATATATTACTGCCCTATTGTAAAAATAAATTTAATAAACAATGAGTTATATTGACGCACTTTTTGATCGCGATCGCGATCGTATTCATTTGGTGGGCCGGCGCAATGGTGTTCGTTACTACGAAGACTACCCGGCCAACTATGTGTTTTACTACGACGACCCCAAGGGCAAGTTTCGCAATATCTACGACAAGCCAGTAAGCCGGTTTAGTTCTCGCAACAACAAAGAGTTCCGCAAAGAAATGCGGGTACACTCGGGTAAAAATATCTACGAAGGTGATATCAACCCGGTGTTTCGTTGCTTGGAAGACAACTACAAGGGACAAGACGGGCCGCCGCTGCACACAGCATTTTTCGACATTGAGGTCGACTTTGATCCGGTAAAAGGTTACAGTCGACCGGATGATCCGTTTAATCCCATTACAGCAATCTCGGTCTACCTGGACTGGATGGATCAATTGATCACCTTGGTGGTCCCGCCCAAGCGCATGAGTGTTGAAACTGCGCAAGAGATTGCAGCCGAGTTTCCCAACACATTTGTGTTTTGGGAGGAAGCTGAACTGCTGAAAACGTTTATGTCTTTGATTGAAGATGCCGACGTGCTGAGTGGCTGGAACAGTGAGGGATACGATATTCCGTACACTGTCAATCGTGTGATCAAACTGTTGAGCAAAGACGATACACGCAAGTTTTGCCTTTGGGAACAACTGCCCAAGCCAAGAACGTTTGAACGCTTTGGTGCCGAAAACATGACATATGACTTAGTTGGTCGTGTTCATCTGGACTACATGCAACTGTACCGCAAGTACACCTATGAGGAACGGCACAGCTACAGCTTAGATTCTATCTTGGAGTACGAGGGACTAGCAGGCAAGACCAAGTACGAAGGCACACTTGATCAGTTGTACAATCAGAACTGGAAAACTTTTATTGAGTACAACCGGCAGGACGTGGTCGGGCTTGCCGGTATCGACAAGAAACTCAGATTCCTGGATCTAGCCAACACCCTGGCACATGAAAACACTGTGTTGCTGCAAACCACAATGGGCGCAGTGGCAGTGACCGAGCAAGCAATTATCAATGAGGCCCATGAACGTGGGCTAGTAGTTCCTAACCGTAAAGAGAGACTCAATGACAGTGATACACAAGCGGCAGGTGCCTATGTTGCTACGCCCAAAAAAGGAATCCATGAATACATCGGTTCCATTGACATCAACTCGCTCTATCCCTCGGCTATTCGCGCCCTTAACATGGGCCCAGAAACCATTGTTGGACAACTCAGAAGCACAGCAACCGACAACCTGATTCAAGAACGCATGGCCAAAGGCGATAGTTTTGCAGCATCCTGGGACGGATTGTTTGCCACACTAGAGTACACTGCTGTGATGGAGCAGCAGCGCGGAACTGAGATCACAATTGACTGGCAAGATGGCAACAGCTCTGTACACTCGGCGGCCGAAGTATGGAAGGCTGTGTTTGACAGCAACCAACCCTGGATCCTAAGCGCCAATGGCACTATCTTTACCTATGAGAAAGAGGGCGTGATCCCAGGCTTGCTCAAGCGTTGGTATGCCGAACGTAAGTCCCTTCAAGCAGAGTTAAAGGCTTGTATAGACTTAGATACAGGTATTGCTATAGATAAAGACTTTGAAGAAGGATTAACAAAATAATTTTAATTGATCAAGAGATGATACAAATATAAAGTTATCAACTAGTTGACGTTTTTTATATATACGTTCTAAATACCAATCTTTATTGATGGTGCTTATTTCGATATATAAATCTTTACTTTTAACATACGCATCGCACTCTTTTTTAGAATTAATGGAATACTTTTTATGAAGCACAATATCATCAACACCAAAAGTATGAATAAGGTACTCACAACAATCTCTTTCTATGTTAGAATAGTACTTACGACCGTTTACTTCAACAGGAGTACTCCATATGTTTTTTAACACCCTGGGATTGCATTGTAAGCATCGTCGGGATTTACTCAACATTTGGTCAATAGTACCTTCAATGATATCCCCGCACCTATGGACTAACCGTAACCGAGTATATGAATTAACATACGCAGTATCATCTGCTATTTTCCAGTTCAGAGAAAATAATTGAGATTTTACAACTTCCAGTGGTTTTCGAACTCGGAGTGTATAACAATGTCTACACTCTTTGCCATCTCGAATTACGCTAGGTCGAGTTATCCATATATTGTTACAGATAAGACAATGATGTCTTATCTGAGTATTCATTCCATTGTACAAGTCAAGTGCAACAAGATGCCTATTTTTAAGCATTGCATCATACCGCTCTTGAGTATATTTGATATTATTGGCCATAGTGTTATCTCTCTAAATATAAACTTATTTAGCATTTTAAGGAAAAGAGATGCAAGCAAAAGAAATTAAAAAATTAATACAAGATAAAAACATTAAAGAATTAAGAAAATTAATTAATTCTGGAATACTAAAGGTAGCTGATGGAAAAATACAGTTTGCAGATAAAAAATATGCAAAAGATCAAGAAGAATACTGGGACAAGCGTCAGTTGGTCAAGAAGATTAACTTGAACAGCTTGTATGGTGCTATTTTGAACCCCGGATGTAGGTTCTTTGACAAGCGCATTGGGCAAAGTACCACGCTGACTGGACGTAGCATTGCCAAGCACATGGATGCCCATGTGAATGAATGTGTGACCGGCAAGTACGATCACGCCGGCGCTGCTATCATCTATGGTGATACAGACAGTTGTTACTTCTCTGCTTGGCCCATGCTCAAGGATGATGTAGAAGCAGGGCGCATGGAATGGGACAAGGACATCTGTGTTTCTCTGTATGACAGCATTGCCGAACAGGTTAACGAAAGCTTCCCGGGCTTTATGGAGCAAGCATTCCATTGCCCTAGGGAAATGGGCAGTGTTATCAAAGGCGGCCGAGAGCTTGTTGCCAGCAAAGGCTTGTTCATTACTAAGAAGCGGTATGCTGTGCTTTACTATGACAAGGAAGGCAAGCGTCTTGATGTTAATGGCTATCCGGGCAAGGTCAAGGCCATGGGCCTGGATCTCAAGCGGTCAGACACTCCCAAGGTAGTCCAGGAGTTCCTTAGTGAGATACTGGAAAATGTACTAACTGGGCACGGTCGCGCAGATGTGATTGAGAAGATTCGAGCATTCAAGTATGTGTTCATGG